AAGGACCCGGTGCGCATGCAGGTGCTCGCGGTCGCTCAGTCAGTCCGCTCGGCCAACCCGTGGCTGCCCGAGCACGAGGTCATGCGCGTTGCGCGGACCGCGGTCGGCCGCTACTTCACGAAGACCGCGGACACGGACTGGTCGCCGACCATCATGTCCGACGCTCCGCCCAGGCAGTCCGGCGGTGACGGCGGCGGCAGCAGCGGCGGGGGCGCAGTCGAGCACGCGCTCGAAGGCCAGGGCCTGCGGTCGCTGCTGCCCGGTGCGGGCGGTGCCGGTGGCGCTGGCGGGGCGGCCGAGCTGGCAGAGGTCGCCGCGCTGTGACCATCGTTACCTCCAAGAGCAACCTGGTGCAGGCCGGGGACTTCGCGGCGGTCCGGGTTCATGGCGACGTCGGCCGCCTGATTCACCTGGGCGAGGAGCTGAACGGCGACGGCTTCGGGGACTGGGAGCACGCGATCTTCTACGCGGGCGGCGATCAGGACCTGATCCTGGAGGCCGAGCCCGGTGGCGCGCAGCTGCGCCCGTTCCACTACTCGGTTACTGACGTCCTGTGGTCGAGCGACAATCCTGAGCTGGCCCTGGAGCCAGCTCAGCGCGCGCAGGCCATGGAGATCGCGGAGAAGCACAAGGGCGTCCCGTACTCGGGACTGGATTACCTGGCTCTCGCGGCGCACCGGGTCCATGTCCCCGGCTGGACGCCGTTCTGGTTCGGCGACAAGGGGCACCTGGTCTCCCTGAAGACCTACGTTGCCGAGACTGGCCACATGATCTGCAGCCAGCTCGCCGATCAGTGCCGCCTGGATATGGGTTCGCACCTGTATGACGACAAGCGCTGGCCCGGCTTTGTCACGCCGCTCAACCTGGCGAACCTGATCCTCGGCACCTGAGAATGTCATACACGCGCTAGCAAGGTTGCTTGTAGCCCGGAAGCATTATGAGCAACAAGTCAGTGGTCTTCAGCGCGCGATTCGCTCCCGAGGACGTGGAGCAGCTCCAGCAGGTCGCCGGCAGCTTCGGCGTCCCCGTCTCGACCTTCGTGCGCCAGGCGGCGCTCCTGGTCACCGAGGCTCTCCAGCGCGGCGGCACGGCCCGCTGCACGCACCTGGCAGGCGGCCCGGTCAGGCACATGGACTGTGGTGAGTGCGGCCCGATGCTGATCGAGTACCAGCTGGTGCTACCGTCCAGGACATGACCACGCCAGTCGATGACCTGCCGATCGAGGTCCGCCGCAGGAACTGGGGCTGGTTCGGTGATCCGTGGCCGTCCTTCATCTGCTACGACGAGGACGGCCGGCTGCTGGAGGAGATGCGCCAGCCGTTCCCGGAGGGCGAGAGCTGCCTGTACTGCGAGCAGCCGTTCATGCCTGGCGACAGCGGCCAGGCGATGCCGCACGCGGGGCGCCTGAAGATCGACGTCCGCCACGTCCACAAGGAGTGCCTGCTCCGGACCGTGACGGGGACGATCTCCTGCATGAAGGGCGAGCACGAGCACGACACCGGCAAGACCTACCGCCAGGAAGCCCTTGAGGTCTGGGAGTGGGTCGGCGAGCACGGCTTTCCCGCTGCCTCCTCGGAAGTTATAGGAGGCAACGGTGAGCCAGCGGATGATCAAGGTAGCCCATGATCCGGGCGATGCGCAGATAACGTCGCACTGCCCGTTCTGCGGCAGTGGTCAGATCATCGGCCGTTCTGACGGCAATATCGAGTGCGAGTTCTGCGGGATGGCGTACCTGGTGCGCGTCCAGCCGATGTTCACCGGCATGCCCGGCAACCCGGCGGGTCCCGGTTTCGGCGGCGACACCTCGATGGCGCCGGACCTGATGGCCCCCGAGGCGATCGGCCCCGACGGCGAGCCCGTCATGGGCCAGCCCGGCATGGAGGGAACCCCCGGCGATCAGATGGCGGACCAGGCCATGATGATGGGCGGCGGTCCCACGGTGCCCGGAGGCATGGGCGCCATGATGCCCGGCGACGAGGGCGCGGCCGAGGACGAGGGCTTCCCGCCTGAGGAAGGCGGAGAGGACGAGGAAGGCGGTCCGCCTCCGGAGGAGGGCGAGGACTCTGAGGAGAGCGGGCCTCCGCCCAAGTCCAAGAGCAAGAAGAAGGGCTCCCGGCTCTACACGACGGTCGCCGGGGACCAGCTTCCTGAGGACGCCTACATCCGGCACCTGGCCGCGCTGCACGGCGGCATCGCAGTGCTGAGGCGGTCCGCGTGAAGCTGAGCTACAGCCCGCACCAGGCCAGTGCGCGCGACCGCGGCGTGCATGGCCAGATGGCCGCGGCCCTGAAGCAGATCGGCGATCAGGCGCGCTCGACCATGACTCCGGACGCGATCGAGATGGCCAAGAACCGGCGCGTCAACGCCCGGCTCGGCCGCTCGGGCATGCGCCGGACCGCGGGTGCTGGCGGCGGCGGGGCCAGCTCGGGCTTCTCCGACATCCAGTTCGCCACCGGCCGGCCGCGGGATCCGCTGTTCTACTGGCGCCAGAACAACCTGCCCTACGACTTCAGCCAGAACGAGGAGCTGGCCAAGGTCCGGGCATTCTGCCGCCTGCTTTATCAGACGGACCCGATTATCGGAGCCTGCGTTGACATCTTCTCCAAGTACCCCACGCTCGGCAGCTACCTGGAATGCAAAGACGATAAGCTCACCGAGTTCTATACAGAGCAGTTCTTTGACCCTGATCACCTGGACTATGATGAATTCCTGGTGGACATCGGACGCGAGTACTTCATCGCCGGGGAAGCCTGGCCATTCGCAACCTTCGATGAAGATCTTGGCATCTGGTCTGATGAGGAACTTCTCAATCCAGACGATATCAAGGTTGAGCGTTCTCCCTTCCTGAAGGACCCGCGCTATTTCATCCGGCTGCCGTGGACGATCCGGCAGATCCTGCAGACGCGCCAGCCCGCCTGGGAGTACAAGAAGCTGATCGAGGAGTACCCGGAGCTGTCGGCGTACACCTCCGAGAACTCGTTCATGCCGGTCTCGAACGTGCTGCTCAAGCAGCTCAAGTTCAAGGGCGACACTTTCAACGTCCGCGGCCTGCCGCTGCTCACCAGGGCCATGCGCTCGATGCTGCAGCAGGAGATGCTCAACACGGCCATGGATGCGATCGCGGACCGGCTCTACACCCCGCTGATCCTGTGCAAGCTTGGTGCCAGCGCCAGCGACCTGGGCACCTCGGTCCCGTGGATCCCCACCGACGACGACCTGGAGAACTTCGAGCTGGCGCTTGACGCGGCCCTGGCGGCCGACTTCCGCGCGCTGGTCTACAACTTCGGCGTGGACATGGCTCCGGTCCTGGGCAGGGAGAACATGCCCGACCTGACCCCGGACTTCGAGCGGATCGAGGACCGGACGCTCATGGTGTTCGGCCTGTCCCGGTCACTGCTGGTCGGCGCCGGGGAGAGCCAGACGTACGCGGCCGACGCCCTGAACCGCGACCTGGTGACCATGCTGATGACCCGGTACCAGAAGTTCCTCTCGCGGCACTTCCGCTCGCGCGCCATGATCGTGGCCGAGGCCCAGGAGCACTATGACTATGAGGAGCGCAACGGCAAGCGCTACGTGATCATGGAGGAGGTCCTCGAAGAGGACGAGGAGACCGGCGAGAAGAAGATCGTCGAGCAGCCCAAGCTGCTCGTGCCCGAGCTTCGGTTCCGGACCCTCAACTTCAAGGACCAGGACACCACCCGCGAGTTCCTTGAGGCCCTGCGCGCGAGCGGCATCCCGATCTCGATGCGCACCCGCACCCGCGACCTCGGCATCGACCTCGACGAGGAGATGGAGCGCAGCAAGGACGAGGGCGTGCAACTGGCAATCGGCGAGCAGGAGACCCGCAAGCGCACCTACGGGCAGCTGCGCGACGCCGGCCTGCCGATCGCGCCGGACCTGCTGGAGGACTTCATGCCGAAGGCCCAGATGCCGGGCGTGCCGCCGACCATCGCGGCCGAGCAGATCATGCAGCCGCGCCTCGGCTCCGAGCCGATACCGCTGCCGAATCTCGCGCCCGGCCCCGAGGACCTGACGGCCGAGGAGGCCGAGGAAGGCGCACCTGGCGAGCCTCCCGGCGAGGACCCGGAGGCTCCCGAGGAAGAGTCCGGCGAGCAGGAGCAGCGCCCCGAGGAGTCCGACGAGCAGCGCGAGGGGATGCCGGTGGAAGGCCGCAGGAAGCACAATGAGGGCGTCCTGGACAACCCGGCGCGCCTGTTCAGGCGGACCGCCCGCGTGCGTGATGCGGTGATCGTGGAGGGCATCGAGGCCGTCACGCGACGCCAGGATACGGTCGCCAGGGTGCTGGCCTCAGAGGGCGCAAACGTCTTCCCTATGGAGGAGCACCTGCCCGAGGTCCAGGGCGGCAGCGGCTGGGAGTCCGGGCCGACCCCGGCCTGCTACGACACCCCGCCGCACGTGGGCATCCGGCGCCGTCTGGGCGTCAGCCCGGACGCTCATCACCTGGTGGACGACGAGAGGTACCCGTCGGCCCTGATCTAGAGGCAGCCGTTCCATGCGCCCGACCGGATATCATCCCGGTCGCGCCCGCCCCAGCGCCAGACTGTCATTGGCTCAGGGCAGATGCTCAGGTCCAGGCGCGTCTTGCTGGTCCTGAAATAGGTACCCCGCTGGTGTCCGACCGGCGACCTGGCCATGCCCTTATTCTCTGGCATTGCGCGTGACCCGAAGGGGCCGTCGCCAGCATCCATCCACGCCATCCGGCAGGTGGGAATGCGGTCATTGGCGTAATAGCGGAAAGATCGATCTAGTTCTTCTTGCCCGCGGCGGTTCATCAGTGCAGGTCGCGGCCGAGGCGCCGGGCGGTGCCGACAGCGCCCGCCCGGTACGCCAGGTTCTTGTCCAGCTGCTCCAGCTGAGCAGCAGGGTTGCCCGGCCAGTAGTGGCTCTTCGGGGCAGACCCGGCCGCGGGCCCGGACTGGATATCCCACCGGCCCGAGGCCATCTCGGAGAGGATCAGCTCGGCGTCACTGAGTGCGGGGGAGGCCGAGTTCGGCTTCCTCAGCCTCTTCCAGAGCGATCTCAAGCTTGTCTTCATCGTAGTGAAATGACGTCCAATCGTGGTTGCGGATCCCGCAGGGCCCGAAGTGATCGTCGAGATGGTACTGCAGGTTATCCTCGGGCGTATTATCCATTGCCGCGAGGTTCGCGTGCTCGCTGATGATGTGGAACGCCAGCGGCTCGCGTAGCTCGGGCGGGACCATGACGTCATCCGGTACCGGCAGTCTCATCATTCTCCTCCTCAGGCCACGGCTCCCGGACGATCGTGACCTTCATCCCGGTGTGCATGCTCTCCAGCCGGGCCATCGCCTCAAGGTCATGGCCGTTCTCTAAGCCTGGCCGGAAGCCTGGATCGCAGGGGCACACGGGTGTCACGCCCGGCTCCCCGAAGCGCTCGCGGTAGGTGATGTGGTGCTCGACGTCCTCAAAGGGCTGCGACCGCTGCCCTCCGTTCATCATGCTGCTCACGATGAAAACATCAGGGGGAAGCTCGTCGGTGCTGGCCATCAGGCAGCCCTCCTTCGGCGCCAGCTCCAGCGCCGGGGCTTATGCTCCAGGATCGATGCAGCCGGCACGGCTTCCGAGGAGGCCTTGTACTGCTCGACCGCGACCGCGATCAGTGCCTGCGGCTTGCACCCCAGGCTCTCGGCAGTGGAGATTACCCAGGCGCGCTCTTCGGGGTTCAGGCGCGCGGTCAGCGGCGGGCACGGGGGCGGGCCTGTCCGGGTCTTCACGGGTCTCCTGACGGCGGCGACGGCGGAGTTCTCTGCGGTGATGATGCCAGAGTCGAGGGTCATGAATGCGAAGCGCGGGCCATGGGAGATCATGCGGACCAGGCTCAGCTTCCCGTCATGGAGAATCTCGTCGCCAGCACGGACCTTCGCATAGGTAATGATCTTGTCCATGACCCGCCTCCTGGGCTCAGACCGGGCTGTGCTCGTTGTCGTAGTCGCGCGCAAGGTCGGCGGGGATCCGGCCCTTGCCGTTGAACTTGCTCTTCCACTCGGGGTGCCTGGCCGCCCAGGCGCGGATGTCATCACGGCGCTTACGCGCGGCGGCTTCCTTGGCCGTCTTTGCTGCCGGGTCCTCGGGGACGGCGGGCAGGTTCACGTGCGGGGCGTCAGCCTTGCGGGCAGCTGCTATCCACGGGGCAAAGTTTTCGCGAAGTTCCTCGTAGGTGTATATGGAAAGGTCCAGCTCGTAATGCTCGACGCCGATCGAGAACGTGACACAGAGATCGGCCTCGCGGGCATTGTCGCGGTTTATCCCGCGGGACAGGTCGATGTCGTCCCTGAACTCGACGTTGATGAACTTGGCCATTACCGCTTGTCCTCCATGCCGAATAGGATGTCGAGACCTGGCTGGCTGATGCGCTTGCGCAGGTACCGCTTCTCATCAGCGCCCATGGAGACCCCGCTCATGCCGGTCGGCCGCAGGTAATCGGGCGCCTCGCTGTAGTCGATGGTCCACTGGTCGTCCAGCGTGCGCCGGGTCACGTGAGCCCACTTGAAGACCTTGCAGTCCCGCTCGCAGTACCGGCGCAGCCGCCACTCGCCACCGGGCGCGAACCACTTCAGCGCGACGAAGGGTGAGGTGGCCAGCTCAAGGAAGCCGGGCCACTTGTGCCCGGCGGTCCGGCAGTCCAGCGCCGTATCACCCGCAGTAGTGGCATAGTCGTCCAGCTCCCTGCGCGTGGCAATCCCGAGGGCCATCGGATGCAGCTCCTTTACGTGATCATCGATATGCAATGAAGCTATCAAGGTTCCTTACAGCGGTCAAGCGATCGGGCTGGCACCGGGAAGCTTCAGGAGGTAGCCATGCCCGAGCGCCGGATCCAGCGGCACGGAACAAGACTGGCGAGCGTGCACCAGGCGGCGCTCGATCCTCAGTTCCCCGTCGGCACCCGCGTGATCACCCCCGAGGGCCTGACTGGCCGCGTGCTGTTCGCGGACGAGGGCTTCAGCCCCGGCCTCGTGAGCTACCAGGTCGAGCTGGACAACCACATGGGCGGCGGCACCTACCTCAGCAGCCAGCTCCGCGTGGCTCCGTCAGGGCTGCGGGGCGGCCAGGACTGGTCGAACCTCCCGGCCGGCCTGCGGCACGCGGCCACCGAGCAGGAGCGGTTTGCTCAGGGAGTCATGGACAAGTTCCACGCTCTTGAGCGCGAGGCCGACCTCGACATGCACACGGCGGACCTGGATTACCCCGAGATGGGCTCGATCCTGCACGACCGCCCGGATCCGGCCACCCAGATCAAGATCATCGGCAGCAAGACCGCGGCCACCTGGTCTACAGAGTGGAATGGACACCACTCCGAGGCCGACGACCCGCCGCTTTATCACGGCACCAATGCTGAGCTGAGCGAGGGCGATCACATCAGCCCCGGCTACCCGACCAACTACCCCGGTGCCTACGACGGGATGGAAGAGGAAGCTCAGGAGCGAGTTCACGCGACTCCGCACGTGCATAAGGCATGGCAGCACGCGGACAACGCAGTGAACGAGCACGGTGGTCAGCACCACGTCTACGAGGTCGAGCCGACTGGTCACCTGACCTGGGGCGACGAGACATTCCCCGAGGATTTTGAGAGCGACGAGGACATGCATCGCAACGGGGATCGCATGTCCACCAGCTCATTCCGGGTGAGGCGCGAGCTGCCTTACCAGGGTGAGCCACTGCCATTCACCCGGCGTCACCGTGAGCCGACGGTGCACGAGATCAGGCCGCATGCGTCGTTCAGCGACGCGTACATGGTGCACCCGGATGAGCTGGGGTACCTGGGCGCCCGCGATTACTACAACACCCCGCTCCGCGACCGGCCGTGGGAGCACGGCAACGACCCCGAGGGCTTCCAGCGCAAGGTCGATGAGATCAAGGAGACGGCGCAGCACGAGGGCATTCGCGAGCCCGTCGAGGTGATGCACAGCGTCATGCACAACGGGGTTCACCGCTGGGAGGCGGCTCGCCAGCTCGGCATCGAGCTGCCGATCCGGCATCTCGGGTCCCTGCAGTCCGAGGCCACCGAGATCTACGGGGTGCCGATCGACGAGCAGGGCGACGCGCCCGACCACGGCCTGATCCCCCGCGCGGAGGACCCGGATGATTATGACCATCAGTCCACCGAGGGTGACCAGGACCCCGAGCAGAATGACGACCCCGGCATGAAGTCCAAGGACCAGCCGTCGCAGTCCGGCAACGTCGGCGCCGACGGCATTCAGGGGTCAGACTCCAGCGGCGCGACCGGCGCCGGGAGCATCGGCGGATCAGGACCGGCGGGAGGTGCCGCAGTGGCCGCGATGCATGGCGATCCCCTGATCGAGCACATGATCCAGCATCACTTCGTCTACCCGGACGAGGTGCACAGCGAGGGTGAGATGCAGAACCTGCATGATCACTTCCACAAGGAGACGGGAGTGGACGCGCAGCGCGAGAACTGGGCCTCGCCGCATACGCACGAGGACTACCTGACGCCCTGGGGAGCCAGCCACGAGGCGCCGCAGCAGGCTCGCTCGATGCCGCGGCCCGGCAGTGAGTGGGGCGAGTACGAGCCCGAGCCCAACGAGATCGCGACCGAGAAGCACCATGCCGACCCGGATTTCCGGCCTTACTCGGGTCCGCTGTCGCACACGCTCAGCTCGCTGCACGAGGCCAAGGTCCCGTGGACGCCTCAGGAGCGCGACCAGCTGCACAAGTACCCGGTGCCGGCCGCCACCTACGGTGACTTCGTGCCGAGCTACGAGTTCCAGGATGCGAATCAGCACCGCCAGCACGCTGACATCGCCGACGCGCCGGGTGAGGACGAGCTGGAGGGCGGCCTGGGCGCGCGCGCGGAGGCGGTCCGGATCCACAAGGCCGCCGGGGCACGCGAAGCCGCTTCCGAGCAGGAGCTGACCGATCGTTTCGGCAAGCCGGGCAGGCTCCCGCGCAACCCGAGGTCTGCCGATCCAGCTCACGGCGGTCACTACGAGGACACTTCGCCCGAGCAGCTGATCGGTACCGAGGAAGGGGTCTCTGAGGACGTTCAGAATGTCCAGGCAGGCACCTTTCCGAGGCATCTGCTTAACGCCCGTCAGCCGTCCCCGAGGGCGTTCCTGGAGCATGTGCTCGGCGCAGGCCGGAACGTGGCCGATGACGTCTACAAGCAGCTGTCGAAGGACTACCCGCCCGAGGCGATCGACTGGGTGCAGGGCACGAAGTGGACCGGCCCGGAGCACATTCCGCTCGACCAGATCGACTTCCAGAACAAGCAGGAGTGGGCCGCCACCCACGAGCCGAAGCGCGTGGACAAGTTCGAGAAGAAGATCAAGAAGAAGATCAGCAAGGGTGACCACGCCAAGCCCCTGGTCGGGGTCGCGCGCCCGGACGCGAACAACGTCATGATCGCGGACGGGCATCACCGCGGGCTCGCCTACGAGCGGCTCGACCAGCCGGCCTGGGGCTACGTCGCGCACCCGGACATGGACGAGGGTCCCTGGGACGAGATGCACGCCCAGCAGCTTCCCGAGGACGAGTCCGGTGACGAGTTCGGCGACGACGAGAAGCACAGCACGCCGATGGACAAGGAGGGCGAGCAGCCTCCAGGTGGCCTCCAGCCGGGCCAGGACTCGGCCGAGGTCGTCCCGCAGCAGTTCAGCGGGCCTCCGCTTACCCAGGCGCATGATCAGGGTCACAAGGACCATCTGAAGGCCATGCAGGCGTGGGAGACCGCGGACGCTGGCGGTACCGGCGGTCCGGATGAGTCAGGCGATACCAATGATCCTGATGATTCCGGCAGCCCCGTCAAGAAGGACAAGGCGAAGAAGACCGCGGCCCTGTACCCGTTCGAGGCGGCGGCCGACAGCCCGAGCTTCGCGTTCCACTTCACCGCGAGCTGGCGCGACGTCGTGGCCAAGGCCCGGCGGATCCGCGCGAACGGCGGCGTCCGGATCACGGCCTCGACTAAGGGCATTGTCGTTGGTCAGGTGTCGGGCGATCACGACGTCTACGAGTCCGGCATCCAGCGCTGGCCGGGCAAGCCGCGCTCGATGGCGCACTGGGCCTGCGGCTGCCCGTGGGG